ACGCTTGCCACGGTCGTCAGCGCGGGGATGAGCTGCTGGCCGATGCTCTCCTGCAAATCCGAGAGTTGCAGTTGCATTTCTTTGATGCCACCGGCGGCACTCTTACGGAACGTTTCGCCTGCTCCACCCACTTGACGGGTCAACAGGTCAGTGATCGTCCCAAAGTCACGTGCCTGGTTACCTGTTGATTTGAACTCAATACCCACGCTTTTGAGAGCGCGAGCGTTACCCATGAATGCTTTACCCACGAGGGTTGCGGCTGAGTTCAGATCCATCCCATTCTTCTGCGCCAGATCAGCAACCAGAGGGATGAGTGTTTTGATTTGCGTGCCTGTTAACTTGAACATGGCTAGCGTTGCTTCAGCCGAAGCCAACGCATCGTTATCAACCGCTTTTTTCGATTGCAGTTGATCGTTCAGTTTTTGGAACGCTTCAATGTTTACGTTCGCAATGGCTGGGAACTTTTTGTACGCCTCTTCAAGCTCAGTTTGGCTCTTGTTAGCGTCCGCGTAGGCGTCGATGCTGCTCTTAGCGAACGCGGCGAACCCTGCAACGCTGAGAACTTCTAACCCTTTGCGCAGCAGCTCGTTCTTGTGCCGTAACTCGTCAACACCCTTGCCCGCGTTAGCCAAAACTTTGGACGCGTGGTCGGTGGCTGACAGAACCCACTTCAGGTTACTTGTCGTGTCAGCCATGTTTCGCTCCTGCTATGAGTTCCAAAAAGTCATGGGCGGCGGCACGGTAACGTTCAAACTTTTCCATCGACCACGAGTCGATCACCGTGTCCTCATCAACCCCGTACAACCAGTTAAATAACGGGCCGTAGGTTCGTGCTTGCGTGATGGGGGTTACCCGATTGGGGTCCCCTCCTGGTCGAGCCCAATAGGGCGCGAATCAGGTTCACCAGCCTCAACGGTTGCAGCATCAACGGTGGCTTGTTCAGCGTCGGTAAGTTCAACATCCCAACGCAACGAGGCAAGATCAAGGTCGATATCACTGAACTTTGGTTGTGTCAGGTTGTCGCGTTTACCAGCCAACCACCACGCAAATTTCACAGCTGATGCACGATCTTGTGTGAGTGCTTCACGCCACTCAACCCACGTCATCCCTGTCAGGCGTTCGCAATCTTCCGCATCCTTGATTGGCATCGTGGAAATGTCGAGGCTGCGGGTTTCGTCGGGCGTGCGGATGATCAGTTTCATCGGGTTCTCTCTCTCAGTGGGGTTTCTTACCTTCTAAAGCGTCAGCAACAATCTGCTGGTACTTGTAGATGAGCTGCTGCACGTCGCGTTTAGCTTGATCACGGTTGGCGATGATGACTCGATTCCACCAACCCGCTGGACGGGCTACCTGGTCGAACCATTGAGTGCGATCACCAAACAGGGGGTGCCTGTTTTTGCCCTTGTTGAAATACTTGGGCAGGCGTGCACGATCGCCAAGGGGTCCGTTGCGAACCCTGACCTCAACGCCCGCCTCGTTTTTAGTGAAACGGTTACGGCGTTGCAGAGCGTTAGCGATATCGGCGCGTAACGCTGGTTGATAGTCGGCGCGGCCCCGCTTGATGCGTTTGCGATTGTTTGTTTTAACACCAACGATCGCCGTGCCCATGATCGACTGTTGCTCTTGAGTTTTGACGCGGTTACCGATCTTCAACATTTCTGTCGACAAGGAACGGCTGAGTTTTGTTTGCCCACCCTTATCTAACTCACGCAACGCATCACGCACGTTGAGAAGGTCAGGGATGATCTGAACAGAAACCCATTCCTCCATCAGTTACAGCGTCGTATCAGTTGTCGTGTAAGCAATCGTGGGCAGGTTCGTACCGTCAAAACGCCACTCCCAGTTGAATGTGGCGTTGAGAACGTTACGGTCAGCAACGTCAAACGATTCTGGTGATGGGAACACAACAGATGGGATCGTGATCGTGAACGTTTCGTAATACGTCGACGCAATGAGTGGGCCAACAAACGTGATCACAACACTCGTCGACGTGTTCGCAACTGCACGCGTGTGGAAGTCGGTCGTGTTGATGAAATCAACGCCGAACGAGCCCGTGATCGAGGTCGCAGCGTTCAAGACTGGTTCAGACTTCGTACCAGGCACAGTTGCGCCAGCGTAATAGCCAGCAACGTCCATGCCACGGTTAATCGTTGCGCTCATTGTCTTAACACCAGACACGGCAGCCTCACTGCCATACGTGCCGATTTTCACGGTCATCTGACCACCGTGGAACACGTTCACACCAGATGAGTACGACGGAGTGGCAAGGCTCGTTGAGTTCTCATATGCCTGAGCGTCAAGGGTTGCCGTGGCCTGCAGGACACTATCAACACCAGCCTGAAAAGCGACCGATGCGACCTTCGCACCCTTAAGGGTTGCGGGGGTGACGGTGCCACCACGCTGAGGCAGACCAACCTGAACCGACATTGACTTACCGAACGGGTCAGCGAGCGTGTGCGTCTGCAGGTAGGCGGTTGTTGCACCCTGCTGGACAGGTGACACAGTTCCACCCATGAGCGTGTTCAGAAGCACGCCAAGACCCTTTGACTGTACGTCAAACGTGACAGTGCCCGTCGCAGCGGTCGTTGCTTCAACAAACTGTGAGAGCAGCATCCCGTACACGCCGGACTGGATGCCTTCACCCTGTACGCGGTTGGCGGCTTTCTGAATGTTTGCGCTGCGGTGCCGTACAAACTTTGTGGGGGCGACATACGTGCCATAGGCGGATTCGGCTGAGAAACCGAAACTGCTCCCGAGACCTGAACCGATTGCCATGATTGCTCCTACTTATTCAGCCGGGGTGGTGTCGGCTACAGGGGTTGGGGTTGATGCTTTGCTGCTGCGAGCTGATTGAGCGATGACTGCCTCAAACAAAGGTGTCTCGCCTGTGTCGCCGGTCTGAAAGTAGACCTGAGCGGCGAACTCGTCCGACACGTCAAGAATCGAATCGTTCTCACACTCAACGAGGCCACGATCAGTGGCGACGAACAGGGATTCGCCTGAAATGTTGCGGAACTGCGCCATGAGTGGCCTCTTTCAACTTAGACGGTGGTGAGTAGGCAAGTGGTTTCGATGGTGAACGAGATACGGCACGCGGCACCATCAGCAAACAGGTCGAGGTACACGTTTGCGTCACGTAGTTCAGTACGTTGAACGTCACGCAATCCGAGGTCGTAGTTATTACGCAGGAGAGACTCAACTGCGTTCAAAGTGGTGAACGCTGATGATCGTGCGCTACTCAAACTGGAATCACCGTTTTGGGCAATGATGCAACAGTCAATGCTTACGGTTTCGTCGCGGCTTGAGTTCACGCCAGCGAGATCGTGGTAGTCCTGGCTAATACTTCCCGCCTGATTCGCGGTCGGATCACCAATGTTCCCGACGATCAACAAGTTTGTGAAACGGTCCTCACTGATGGGAATCCCATCGGAGACAGTCACGGTTGACAGGGTTGACGCGTTGCTGAACAGGCTCAGGAGAGCCTCGTAGACGGTGTTCCACCGTGAGGCAACAATGGCCATGATTAGGCCACCGTGGGCGTTGTGAGCAGTTCAGCGAGTTCCTTGACGCGGTAGGTGAGGACGTTGTTGCCGCCGGGGATGAAATCATCATTGCCAGCCATACCCATAGGGCTTGCTCCACGTTGAGTGCGCCACAAATGCCGGGTCAACTCTTTAACAAGCAGCTGCGCGGTCGGGCTGGGGTTGGATTCTCCAGCCACGTAGGTGATCGTGATGTTTTGTTGGCCCGCATACCAGGTGAGTGGGTTTTTGATTGATCCGCGGTAGATCAAACCGTTTGCTAGGTCAACTGTGTAATCATCACCAGCGGTCAACGTTGTCGTGTTTTCCACGATGCTTGTCACCGATTGTGCGGGCGAGTGAACGAGGCTGATCACGTTCCACCCACCGTCACTGACATCAACCCACGTGCGGCGACGCAACGTCAGATTGGTGATGCGTTCAGCGATATCACTAGCGGCTAGAACGAATCCGCGTAACTCTTCATCGTTTGCGCTCGTGGTGATGTTGCAATACGTTTTCGCATCTTGCAACGAGATGACAGGCAACGATGCGGGATCGTCAACGTCGAATACGTCGGTGTGTGCAGCTGCGCCGGCGCCTGTTGTAACGAACCGGACACCATGCCGACCGACTTGTACGGGTAGGTAGGTGACCGTGTAGTTACCCGTTGATGGGTTCGACACCGTACCCGTCGTGGTTGTCCCGTCGGGCAACGTGATTGTTGCTGTGGCCGTTGACGCGTTGGTTGCAACGCCACCTATTTGGACGAGGAAACCGAGTGTGACGACATCGCCGAGGTCGTAGGCCATCGTCAAACTCCAATTAGTTAAGGGACGTGAAGGGAGTGCGGGGGCTCGCTGAGAGAGGACGAGCCCCCGCACAATCAGGTCAGGCTTAGAAGCCCGATACCGGAATCGTTCCCGTGCCAGTGATCTTGGCAATCGAGTTGGCGAAACGGTGCGCAAGCGCAACGTAGCCGTACACCTGGAAACGAACGGTGAGGTTGGCGCTGAGAACGTCGGTGAGGACGCGGCTACGAACACCGGACTCAAACAGGTACGAGTCAGAGAAACGACCAACGAGGATCGCCTGATGCGTCGTGGACACGAGCGGCAGGGTTGCGTCAATGAACACCGGGATGCCCATGATCGTGCCGACGTAACCAGCAGCTGCGCCAGCGTTGTCGATGACACCAAACGCGTTCATCGGTCCACCAGCAGTTGGAACCACAATCGGACGTGACTGACCGTCGACGGAACCGGCAAGCCAGTACCAATGCTTCGGGTGGAGAACAATGGCCTCTGGCTGACGGTAACGGTTGTTGACGATGCCGCTGATGGCCTTAGCGATGGCGAGGACACCATTAGCAGCGGTCGGTGAGGATTCAGTCCACGTGATTGACTGACCAGCAACGTTGACCAGACCGTTTAGGTTGTTGCTCGTACCATCCGAGGCGCTCGTGACGGCAGTGTTGAGCTGCAGGTTGTAATCGGCCATCAGATCGCCAAGAATCAGACGGTCGAAACCACCAGCGAGTGGTGACTGCTCAACGAGCTGGATGGAAACTTCCTCGTAACCCTGAATGGTTCGGACGGGAGCGCTAGCGCTTGCCGTTACCAGGTCACGGTTCGTGGTTGGTGACGTGGTGGACGAGTTGTTACCAGCCTGCAGACCAGTACGGGTACCCGTGGTGATCTGTGGGATGTTGATGGAGTCGGTTCCCGCTGGGAGAGCCATCGTGGTGAGCAGGTCAGCGGTAACGCGAGCTGCACGAGCGAATTCCGCGGCTTCATTCACGAGCCACAATGGTGGCGTGAATTCTCCACCGGCATTGTCGGTGGTGGTGATGGCGCGAGCCTCAACCGCAACCTCTTTGCCGTGACGCTCAAGGCGTTCCCACGCGTTGCCATCGTTGCGCGTGTGCGCACGAATCATGTCCTTAACGAACGAGTAATCGCCCCGCTCCTGGTATGTGAGCGGCTCAGACTTGACGACGGCGGCAGGCGTGTATGCCTGAACGCCAGCGGTCTGACGTGATTCGGCGATCTGTGCTGCGCGCTCTTCGAGCTTTGCAGCGGTGTCGATCTTGGCATCAAGATCAACGATTTCAGCGTGGCGTGCTTCTACAGCGTCAAGGTTCTCGGTGGTCGGATCAGCGGCGAGCAGATCCTGCGCGGCCTTGACGGCGGCGTCGCGTGCCTCGCGGAGTGAATTGGTCATGGTTGACATGACAGTTCTCCTTGTGAGGTGTCTTTTCTGGTCACCGCCGAGGCAGGTTTGCGTCGGGGGTATTCGCTCGCCGTATTAGGCGATTGCGAAAAATTGTGTACGAGCGGCCAACATGCGCGCCCGTAGATCATCAGTGATCGGCGTGGGTTCACCATCTCGCACACCGACGTCGGTGGCATCGTAGGCAGGCCACGTCACGATGGAAACCTCGTAAAGGCTCAAATCGGTAAGTACGCGTAGGTCACCATCACGCGTTTCTCCACCCTGATTCACGGTGAACGCAAACGACATTTTCGTTGCGTCGCCACGGCTCAACACTGAGTGCAACTCTTGAGCGCGTGGGTTCGCCGGATCAAGGCTCGCTTCCATGTACAAGCCTTGTGCGTCCTCGCGTAGGCTCATCGTTCCCGCGCTCGTTGAGGCGAGCGGCAACGCGTCCGTATCATGATTGACGAGTAGGTACACGGGTTGAGCTGATTGCAACGCACGAGCAAACGCGCCAGGCGCGATCATTTCGCGGAACGGCAACCCAGATGCTTCACGGTTAAACATGGCCGCATAGCCAGCGACACGCATTTCACCATCACTGGTGGCGCGCAGCTCAGCATCGAACGTGATCTTGCGACGCTCAACACCAGTAGCACGCGCCTCAGCCATAGGATCGGCGGGCATCGCATCAACGGCCATCGGCATCGTTGGAATATCAACGGGCATCTGATCATCAGGATCAGACAAGCCCAACGCTTCTTGTACGTCCTCAAGTGCTGAATCAGCCGCACAAATCAGGAAATACGCCTGGCTAACAACCGGATCGTTCTCGTACCCCTCAAGCAACGTTTGCGCGGCATCCATTGCTGCATCAGCGGCCATGATCTTATCGGCGAACCGGTCAGCATCAACGCCGTACAAGCCCTGTGCCGGTTCTGCTGGTTCGTTCACGTCGAGCGGTGCGGGCGCTGACGGGTCGGCGCGGTGATCCATGAGTATCTCCTTGAGTTCGTGAGCGCGTGCCTCTAGTTGGGCTGCGATCTTCTGCGCCCACTCGCCAGTAACGCCAGGCGCATTGCGTAGTTCAAAAATTTGAGCAGGGGACACGTGCGAAACAACGACACCTTCAGCAACGACAAGCTTGGGAGG